TGGCTTAGAGATAGGCTATCTTAATCGCGCACCTGGCCTAACAACATTATGCACCGTAGGTACAGGCCCTATTAGAGGTCTGTGGGCGCACCAATCAAACGGTACAGATGCGTATTGCGTATCAGGCACAGGTTTTTATCGTATCAATACAGACTACACATCAGAATATATTGGTGAAGTACAAGGCACAGGGCCAGTCACGTTTGCTGACAATGGTACACAGATATTTATTGCCGCTAATCCATTAGGTTACATATATAACGAAGTAACTGACATGTTTGCTAAGATTACTGATAATGACTTTACAGGTGCAGGAACGGTATGTTACTTAGATGGCTATTTTGTTTACAACGAGCCTGACAGCCAAAAGATATGGATTACCCAACTTCTTAATGGTGCGTCCGTAGACCCGCTAGACTTTGCTAGTGCTGAAGGTTCACCTGACGGTGTAGTAGCACTTAATACTATTCATAGAGAGCTATGGGTGTTTGGTACAGATACAACTGAAGTGTGGTACGACTCAGGCGCGACAGACTTTCCTCTAATCCCTATTCAAGGCGCATTTAACGAGACAGGCTGTCTTGCACCGTATTCAGTAGCCAAGCTAGATAACTCACTCTTTTGGCTTGGTAACGACCCTCGCGGTTTTGGCGTAGTGTTTAGGTCTAATGGCTACGCAGCGCAACGCGTATCGACACATGCAGTAGAGTATGCAATACAGAACTACGGCACTATATCAGACGCTGTAGCATACACATACCAACAAGAAGGCCATGCGTTCTATGTGATTAGTTTCCCTACAGCAAACGCCACATGGGTGTATGACGTAGCGACAGGGTCATGGCACGAACGTGCTAGTTTGGATAATGGCGAGTTTGCTCGTCACCGTTCAAATTGTCAATGTAATTTTCAGTCTACTACATTAGTAGGGGATTACGTAAACGGTAATATTTACAAATTTGACTTAGATGTATATGCAGACAATAACGCACCGCAGAAATGGCTACGTTCATGGAGAGCGTTACCTAGCGGTCAAAACAACTTGAAGCGTACAGCACAACACAGTCTACAGTTAGAAATTGAGTCAGGCGTAGGGCTTAACCTTTACCCTGAATATTTTTCCGAACAATTAATTACTGAAGCTGGGTTAAACTTAATAACTGAATCTGGCGAAAATTTAGTTTCTTCCGCTTATCCTGAAGCGCCAGGGTACAACCCTCAAGCCATGTTAAGATGGTCTGATGATGGCGGTCATACATGGTCTAACGAACATTGGAAGTCAATGGGTAAGATAGGTGAGTATGGCTACCGTAACATTTGGCGTCGTCTAGGGATGACACAAAAGCTACGTGATCGCGTGTACGAGGTGTCAGGAACTGATCCTGTTAAGGTAGCTATTATGGGTGCGGAGTTAATCTTAAATGGCACAAACGCCTAACTACACCCGCATACCTGCACCTAGAGTTTCGCTTGTCGATCCACAGACAGGTGTCGTATCAAACGAATGGTTTAGATTTTTTAACAATATCTACGCAATTACGTACTCAGGGACTAATACAATTACAGCAGGCATGTATGGCTCTGCAACAAATGTAGCACAGATAACCATAAATGATTTCGGCATAACTACAGCGTTAAGTAATGTACCTATAGCAATTGACGCTGCTCAGATTGTTAGCGGTAACATTAATACCGCCCGTATTCAAGGCGCGTACACAGGCATTACAGGCGTAGGTACACTAACGTTAGGTACATGGAACGCAACGCCAATTACTACAGTTTATGGCGGTACAGGGCTAACAAGTTATGCAGTAGGCGATTTAAGCTATTACGCGACAGGTACAGCATTAAGTAAACTAGCCATAGGGTCAAGCACCTTTATACTTACTTCTAGCGGTACAGCCCCTCAATGGACTAACCCTACTACAATAACCGTAGGTAAAGCAACAAATTTAGCAGGTGGGTTAGCTAACCAGATACCGTATCAAACTGCACCAGGTATTACCGCATTTAATACAAAGTTAACTTTTGATGGTACTAATTTTAAAGTAACAGGCAATATTTTTACCACGGCAGGCACAACAACTATGGCAGATGGGTTTAATTATATACCCGCAGCAGCAGGCGCACCTACAGGTGTACCTGCAACAATAGCAGGATATGTACCTATGTACTATGATACGACTAACAATAATTTCTATGTATATAATGGCGCATGGAAAAAGATACTTTTAGCATAAAGGACGCATAATGGAAAAACTAATCAGTTTACTGTCTAACCCACGTATCCCTGTCCCTTTGGACAAGCAAGCGCACTTTAACATAGGCGGTATTATTGCGCTTATAGCATACTTTTTTATCGGATACTACGCTTTATTGCTAGTAATGGTAGTAGCTTTTGCAAAAGAGTGGTATGATTATCAGCATCCAGCAATCCATACTTGCGATTTTTATGATTGGTTAGCCACGGTATTAGGCGCTGTCGTTACATTAGGAGTGATTTATGTCTGTTAACTTATCCCCGTTAGGCGGCGCTGGCGCACAGTTCTTTAGCAATAATGGCGTACCACTCGCAGGCGGGTTACTATACACATACTTAGCAGGAACTACAACCCCTGCTACGACCTACACTTCTAGTAGTGGGCTAATTCCGCATCTTAACCCTATCGTACTAGACTCAGCAGGCCGAGTGCCTACAGGCGAGATTTGGTTAACTGACACTATCAGCTATAAGTTTGTGCTTAAATCAGCACTAGACGTGCAAATCGCTATTTGGGATCAATTACCAGGCATTAATTCTAACATTATAGGGTTTACTGCACAACAACAGACCATAACGGCAACAGCAAGTCAGACGGTGTTTAACCTTTCAATAACATACGTTCCTGCTACTAATAGTTTAGCTGTGTTTGTTAATGGACTTAAACAGATCGTAGGTGTTAATTATCTTGAGACTGATAGCGATACGGTGACGTTCTTATCGGGGGTAACCGTAGGCTCTTTAGTACAGTTCTCAACCGCTTCGCCTGTGTCAAATGCTGTAACTGCAGATAACGTAGGTTACACGCCAGCAGGTGCAAGCGCTGTACTTACTAACGTTCAGACTAAGCTACGTGAGATTGTCAGCGTTAAAGACTTTGGCGCAATCGGCAATGGTATAGCTAATGATTCTGCAGCTATTCAAGCTGCTATTAACACAGGCAGTAAACTTTACTTTCCTGCGGGAACTTACCTTTGTAACGTAACTGTTAGCACCTTTTTTGATTGGCAAGGCGACGGATCAGTATTGTCCGTGCTTAAGCCTTTCTCAACAGCCACACCTGTAGTAACAAACTTATATCAAGAGCCTGACTGGAGATACACTTCAATCACGGATATTGGCTTTGAAAGTGCAGGCCAAATTGGTATCGGGTTTTGTTTCGGCAACCCAACAGCATACGTTTTAGGGATGGAACTTTGTGGTCGCGTAGTGTTTACTAGATGTAACTGGAAAAACTTTAACAAAGGTGTGTTTAAGCCATACGGTAATATCGGCAACGCATTTAATAGCTGTACATTCCAATACAATAATTATGGATACTTTGCGCAAAGCAACAACATACTGAACCCTTCAGCACCTATTATGCACGCTGGTGCAGATACGTTTAACCAGGGTGAAGCGCATGAAAACTATATCGCTGCATTTTGTATTTTAGACAATCAAACAGGCAACGGTAATACGTCATGGAACGAAACCATCATTGAATTTAATGCAGGCTTTGGTATCTTTATTGACACAGGTGCATTAAGTAACCCTTTCCATCCTTATAATTTTAATTGTATTTGGGAAGAGGACAATGCTACCGCAGCCTCGGTATCAATTCAAACTATTGCTGGCGTACAAACACTTACACCTAAATCAATAGAAGTTAAAACTAGTAACGTCAATTACTTTTACTCTTATTGGGGCAAAGGTGGCGGTAACTATAATGGTATTAATACGTTAAACCCACAAGCACCTTTAGGTATTTGGCTTAACCAAAACACA